GCTCCATATGTTATTAGCTACCTGAGTAGGATCGGAGCTTACATCTACCCACTGGACAACACTGCCACCATATGTTCCCGCTCCTGTAAGGCTAACAGACTGGCTTGTCCACTCATTTGTGTTAAGGGAAGTAGGTGATATTCCAAAATTGTCAAATGTTCCAATATAGCCATTTGATGTATCAGTATTTGATATACGAAATCCAACATTTCCAGCCGATGTATAGGTTGCATCTGTTGTATTAATTGCTAGCGTGTCATCAAAATAAATCTGGTGACTATTTCCACTTATAATAACCTTTATCCGGTGTATTGACTGACTTGTCAGATTGACAGTTGCTGTACTCCCTACCTGAGTAGGCGCAAAATTAGAAGAGGCACCTGCATTATTTGAACCTTTAAAAAGCTTGATAGTTGTTCCAATAACTTCAACTGCATAAGCAAATGTACCGTCATAATTTGACCAACCCGTGGTACGATAGCAGCATCCAACCTTCATATTTGTATTGTCTACATTGACGTCAAACTCCATTTGAAAATCTTGCCATGTTCCGGCAAAGTCCATGCGGGACCTGCCCTCGGTCAACTGATGGACTTCCATTCGAAATTGCTTAGAGTCAACATACTGAAAATCAGACGTTGGATGTCCAGGGCCTGTAGCGCCACCTCCAAAGAGAGTCTGTCCAGCAATAGCACCACTGATGCTACCATCATCCCACCCTCGCACGGCTCCAAATGGCATGAGCGTGTTGCTAGGTGCTTGCGTACCACTGAAGCTTGTGCCTGCACCATTCCACTGACCATTGGTAGTCCACTCAGCATTAATATCTGTTTTTGTCGCATTGTAAGAAGGTTGAAGGATGAGTTGCATAGAAGTAAGCAATGGTTGAGTCGGTTGGGAACTACCATTAACATCAAGTGCAGGCTGCTTTTCTGGGGAAGCACCCTTTCCCTGAGTGAAACTTTGGAGAAATTGAATTGTTTTCCCAGATACAGAAAGTCCAGCAAGTAAATTTGGCAATGCTGCATTATTGGAAGGAATTGGAGTATAACTATTTCCCCCATCAATACTATAAGATGTAGAGAACGTGTAGCCCGTTGGCAAACTTGTACTAAAGTTCAGGAAGGAATTCTTTACTATTTGAACAGGACTAATATTATAAGCAGGCGACACACGGCTAGCCGTACTGCAATCATACGTAGGCACAACCGTCAAGCTTGTTGTGCCGTACCCTTGACGTTGCATTTGCTTTGGAGGATTAACCCCTAGTGATCCTGAGAAGAATGTGCCATGATTGCCGCCGCCGCTATCCAGCCACGTCACATTTTTGACATATCCGGTATACGTACCAGCTTTATCTCCCTCAATTGCTACCATAGCATAGGCAATTGTTTTCCCTACAAAAGTATCCATCAAGAAAGAACGATGGTACCACTGATCAACGGCTAAACCACCAAGATCAGTAGCAGGATGAGGGGATTTGTTTTGTGCATCAAACCATTGACCATTATTGGATGTGGCGTTGTCACGAACAGACGAACCATCAGTAAAAATAAGATCAACTGCTATTTTTGCCTCTGGAGATGATGAGGATATCCACAAATCATAAGTAAAGTATCTTCCCGATATAACTGAAATAGATCCTGTCCAGAACTGAACATAGGTGTAGCTATTCGTAATTGCCGCTACCGACTGTGTAGCCTGTATTTTCATAGTAGAAGTAGCAGACGGGCCGACCGCATTGTTAGCCGCTGTCATATTGGTCAGCGTACCCGCGCTAAAGTTTGATGTTTTGTTCTCCAGGATCGTGATAGTATTGCCAGCTAGGGCAAGTTCAAGATCTCCGCCCAAATCGGAAGTAGCAACGGTCCCACTCAGTGTCCCTTGCGCAAATTCAGCTTGCGTATTGTCTTCTCGAATAGCATAATTCGCTGTTATGCCATCTCCAGAAAGGACATCATTCACCATGCCAGCGACAATCACACCTGAATACTGCTTATTGTAAACGCGATTTGTTGCTCGTTCATCTGCTACCTGATGCATATCATTGCAATCAATATCATGCAGATAAACAGGTGACCCGTCTAATCGATGTTTTATAGAAGAATGAACGGTACCAGTAAACTTAATAGTTGTTGCAGAGTCAACCATTGCAACTTGTTGGCCTTTTTGAAACGCAAAAGCATTTGATGGATCAAGAACCGTAAATGATAGTTTTGTTCTCTGTTCGATAGCAGGGCCAAATTTAAATGTTCCTTTTTTAATGTCATAAGCAACACTATTGATAGTAACGGTAAAAGTGAGAGGTGTTGTCATTTTTTCAAACCATGCCCTCTCAGCTCTTTTTTGACGTTATTCATCACCGTATTGGTCATTTCATGGCTATCGAGATGAACATGTGTTTCATTATTTACAATGACCGTAGGAGCCCCTTGCAAGGGGGTAGAGCGGGTGTTGGCCGTACCTACACCAGCGCCTTTTACACCAATGGCAACTGGTTTTACCAGATTATCAACAGCATCTTGAATTTGGGGTATCCCATTAAGCAACCCATTGCTGTACATATTTACAAAATTAGGAGCCCATTTATCCGCATCTCGACCAGGACCCTCTTTTGTGGGCGAATGAAAACCGAGGAAGTTTGCTACTGTTTGCGCCGCGCCTGCTAGTGCCGTTCCTATTCCTGCTATTTTGTCCTTGATGCCTTGGATGAATTGAGAGATGACATTGCCACCCCACGTGAGAAACTGTCCTGCTAGATTGCTAAACCAGCCTGAGATACTACTCCACAACCCGCCAAGAATGCCGCTGATTGTCCCCCACACACTACTAAATACACCAGTAACCGCATTCCAGGCTGTTTGAGCATAGCCAGATAATGTATTCCATATAATGGACATTCCGCGCACTTCAGTATTCCAAGCAGCTTGTAACCAACCAATAACTGTATTTACTACAGCCATGACAGCACCGCTAACAGCTCCCCATGCAGCACTTGCTATACCTACAACTCCATTCCATACACCACCTAGCCAATTGATAGTAGCTGTCCAAGCTCCTTGCAACCACGCAAAGCACCCCTTAAAAAAGTTCACTATTGCATCTACTAGCATCTTAAAATAGATATTATGGTTATAGAGCCAGATAAATAATGCAGCAATAGCAATAACAGGAGCAAATAATACAGCTAAAAGAATGGTAACACCTATTTTGACCGCATTTACAATAAAGTTCCATGCCACTTGAATACCTACCACTATCCCGTTCCATACAGCATGAAAGAAACTTCCAATAGCTCCCAAAGCACCCATAAACCAGCCTGAGAACGCACCCCACACGCCTTGCAACCACGCAACGATAGCACCCCAGTGCTGGATTGCTAGAACAATACCAACAACTACAGCGGCTACCACAAGACCTATGAGGATAAAAGGCCATGTAGCAGCAATAACACCAGCGGCCATTGTCCAAGCCGCCGCAGCGCCTGCAAAAAAGCTTGCCACTAAGGCGGGAATAGTTGCTGTCACAAAAGTTATAATTGCAGGTATTGCAGCGGACAAAAGAGCAACTCCGATACCAGATAACACTCCAATGAGGATATCTCCACCTAATTGTGTTTGTGTAAAAAATCCATAGACGGCTTTTAGTGCGTTTCCAAGATTATTCAAAGCATCACGGACAGGAGCCACATTGTTGTAGAGCAGAATAAATCCAGCCACGACACCAGCAATAAGGCCTCCAACAAGAATGAAAGGCCATGCAAACGCCAAGAAACCCGCCGCTGCTGTCCAAGCCGCCTCTGCTGCAAGATAAAACGCTGCTACTAAAGCCCCTCCAATGAGACCTGCTACCGTTGGAAGAGACGCTTGCAACAAAGCTAAAGCTGCATGATTATTCTGGAAAAACGTGATAATATTTGTTCCTACACTCACGACCCCACCTATAGCATTAGAAAGAGCATAAAAAGCATTTTCAAGCACATGAGATGATATTAACCAATTTCCGAACTGAGTGATAGTAGGCATGATTTTAGATAATAATTCACCCACCTTGGGCAGCAAGGCAGTTCCAAGCTTAATCCCCATCGTCTCCACAACTTCCCTGCCCTTGTCCATCTGGAAGTTGAAATATTGCTGAACTTTCGACCAACCTGTTATGGAGCTACCACCACTCTTGACCGCATTTGCAATATTATCTACATTGCCCTTGAATGTGGACATGTGGGTGCCCGTTAAATCAAGCATGGTGCTCAGCGCAGATGACCCACCTGTGATATCCTTCAATGCAGACATATAGGCTGCGCTACCCTCTGGGAACTTCGTTTTCAGGTGGTCTGTGATCATCTGAAGCGCACTAGGAAGCGATGTTTTCATGGCCGTAGCCACATCTTGAGAGGAAAGACCAATATTTTTGAGGGCAGCCGCGCCTTTAGATGCGGGCGCTTCCAGGGCTAATACCGTTGTTTTCAAATAGTTAGCTGCTTGTCCAGCAGGTACACCTTCCCCCGTCATCGTTGCCATAGCCGCGCTGACATCACCCAGACTAATACCAGCCGATGAGGCAATTGGAAGAATACTTTTGAGTGAAGAAGCCAGCGACCCCATAGTTGTCTTGCCACTAGCTACAGTCGCTATGAGATCATTGGTCACTGAAGCACTTTTATCAGCAGACATCCCATAGTCTGTGAGAGCTGTAGTAACGCCATTTGCCACATCTTTTAGTTGAGCATTCCCCACCTTCGCACCTTCAGCGGCATTCTTAAGCACATTCAACCCATCGGCCCCATGAAAGCCAGCAGACTCAATCATGTACATACCATCGGTCAAGGACTTTGTAGAAGTTGCTGTAGCAGGCGCAAGGGCAAGGATACCGTCTGAAACTTGCTTTATGTTCTTAGCCGATTCGCCCGCGCCCGTCTCAAGAGAAGTCATACCAGATTGAAAGTCCGCTGCCATTTTTGTACTAGCAACACCTATGCCAATGAGAGCTGTGCCAGCGAGAACCGCCGCGCCTTCTGCAAAACCACGAAGTGCCGAAGCGCCCGATTCAGCAGATTGATTGACACTCTTCATGCTATTAGAAGCAGCTTGTACACCTGATGTAAGCTTACTCACATCAGCTACATATTCAACTACTAATTGCGCAAGGAGTGGCATTTATTTCCCTTCTTCTGCTTTATCACGGTCAATCGCGGCTATTAAATCATCGGTGATATCTTCGTTATCTTTATCTGAAGTTTTCCCGTTATTTATCTTTTCTGTTTCTTCATCCTCAATTGAGAATATGGCAGCCCAATTAGTGATCTCACCGCTTCCCATGCGCCCTAACATCTCTTCTACTGTCATGCCGCCAATTGTGCTTGTTATTCGATGGTATAACCGTCGTTCTCCACTGAGTTTTCCTCTAAAGTAGGTTTTTTTTCCTCGATGTCCTCTTCACGAAGTCCTGAAAGCTCTGAAGCAGGCTTATTGAGAAGCTCAAGAATGCCACCAGGGCCTTCATTCAAGGGCATAATATCTCGCATATCGGTAAAGATCTGCTGTCCAGCTTTTGGATGAGCAGGAAGCCCATTCACACCAGGAAAACGATGATAATTTGGATCATCTGGAGAAGGTGGGAACTTTGGATCTGGATACCGGATGGACAAGATAGTCATCATCGGGTAGAGCTTCACAAGATTGACTTTGGCTTTCTTACCTTCGATATCAGTACAATCCTGCAACAGCTTGGATCGCTCCTTGCCTTTAAGCTCACGAACGGTAACCCATCTTCCACTTCCTCCCCATCGTTCAACCCAAAAAGGCTTTTGCTGAAGCGGCGTCTCAAATGCTAATTGTCTATAATCATCAAAATCTTCTGACATATCTGTAAGCTTTCTGACTACAAGAGTGATAAAGACGGTAGTTATTGCCGTTAAAATGACACCAACCATTAGCTTGCTGCGAGATAGAGCGGCCCGTCGATCATGAAATCAAGATCTTCCATCTCAATATCCTTGAGTGGCACTTTCATGCTGTCCTTGGAGAGTTTGCAATAGCATTCCAATCTAGGAAGTCCTGTTGTTGCATCAACTACAAGAGAAGCAATAAGCGTGTCGTCTGTAGTTATGGTGACTAAGTTCACATAGGTGTTGTCAACCAGAAATTTATTAATCTTGATCTTTCCCCCAATCAACCCGCCTTTATAGGTTTTCCAGCGCGTAGGCGTACTTGTCGTCGTCATACAGGTAGTTTCTGATGTGTCACGGGATAGATCTGGAGCCCATTCCAGGATGTCTCCAATGGCAGTTGCTAGCAGGTACGCGCCCGATGCTACTCGGCATCCTACCGATGTTCCAAGAAATGCAGAGTTGAAAGCAATCTTTCCGCCGACATACTGGATTGTGTAGGTTGTACTTGCCCTGGTTGTCCAAGTAAATCCATCTTGAGGATTTGTGATAATTGCATCAGGACTTGCACCGCCCGTCAGGCTGTTCGTGGTACGGGTAATATTTGCCTGACTCGCAAAACCAAGTGTGCCTGTAAACTCAACTGTGTACGGTGTTCCTGGACCTGGACCTCCTGTCACCAGAACATTGCCAGCTCCAATACTTGAAAGTGCCTGCAATCGCGTCTGGACAGTTGACGCGGGGTCATTCCAGTTAATGGCAGCCGTTGTTTGCGCTCCGAACGTCAGTGTGTACGTGCCACCAGTCGGACCACCAGTAATCGTGATCGTCTGCACTTCGTTGCACTCAGCTTGGATCACGAAAGCCGATGTTCGATCCCAGTACCGCTTGGTCGGAATAGCACTACAGTTAAAGTTCTGGTGATCACCAAAGTCAGTTAGTGCCTGATTGGTAAAGGCAAGATTGGGCGTACTGGTGAGCATCAACTGTCCGTGTGAGCCATGGATAGCCGTCATTTACCACCTCTGATATACTGTCTGCTATGAAACACTACATCCTTGATGTTCCTAAGCGTGGCTGTTATGATTGCAAAAAGCAATACTTGCAATGTAGGTGCTACGACAAACCCAAAGCTATCATCAACGAAACGCCTATTTACCAAATTGGTGATGAAGTTTGTGTGCATATTCTTAATCAATGTGAATTTGTTAAAATCACCTCTATGCGTTATCCAGTTTATACAAACTGTACTAGCTGGAATGGCGCTCCTGTGATTGTGACCGATTATCAAGTAACAATGCATGACAATAGCATTGAATGGGTTTCCCGTGGTCATATCCATCACCAACCATCATGTATAAGTGACCGCGCCCGTGATCTTGAGTGACCAATCAACCGTCTCCATGTCTTTGATTGGAGCTTTTGCGCTGAACTTGTCAACGATAGCTGAAAAGCCAAAGTTGTGTGTTGCATCCAGGTACAAGCTCAAAGTAAGTGGAGTATCGCTGGTGATTGAATTCCACAAAGCTAGCTGGCCGTTCGTATCGGTCGTGTCCAAGCGACCATTAAACTTTGCAGACGCGCCTGCTAGTCCACCAGCAAATGTTTTCCAAGGTAACGTCCCCGCTGCAAACT